TTTTCTGGCGGTACGCCTTCCAGCGCAGCCTTGTGTACCTGATTCCAGTTGATTTCCTTTTTAGGATAAATGCCGCAGATAATTTCCTTGTCGGCCTCCAGCATGGTCAGAACGTCGTTTGGATTGAAACGTATGTCAGCATCCACAAACATCAGGTGAGTGCAGTCTGTCTTCATAAAGCCCTGTACTAGCGCATTCCTGCCGCGAGTAATCAGGCTTTCGTTGAACAGGAAAGACATAAGGTTTTCCATGTTCTTCTCTCTGCATATATTTGTAAGCTGTAGCAGAGATTGCGTGTAAAAACCGTAACATTGCCCACCATACATAGGTGAGGCCACGAATAATTTAGTCATTTAACCATCCTATAAAACCATTTATTTGCACGACGCTGGCACAGAATGTTGTATCCATGCTGGCGTAACTCACTGATAATGCTGTTGACTGCACATACCCCGGCTTTCTGAATAATGTCTAAAGTTGTGTATTCCCCTCCCCGCCCCAAAAGTTTTGCGACTTTCTGAAGTCTTTCTGATCTGTCAAAATTAGCTGCGTTCATAAAAAAGATTCCTGAATAAAATTGAGTTTTCTGTCCCAAAATGTGATCGATTGGTTAGATTCAATTCTTTCTCTGATGATTATTGCCCTAGCTTCTTTGGTTGGTGGTGTATATGTTCCTTTCCATTGAGAATCAAGGCCAATGTTTCTTCCTATGTTTGTACTGTCAGCAGATGAAAATGGGAATTTTGAAAATATTTTCGGATCAAGCATTCTTAAACCATGAATTTTTGTGCATGGTCTTCCAGACTTATCGCAAATAACATCCATAGCCTCTCTCATTCTTATCCACCAAGCTTCTGTTCCTATTTGGGCATAATCGCCAGAACTTCCTAAACAAATACGAGGCCAATTTGAAACGAGTTTTTTTAGCCTATCCATGCTTTCATGCAAATGCCAAACTGGAGCGCCAACATGAGGCAATGATTTTGCCCAAGGCCACTCACTTAATAATTTATCATTATCATCCTCATCTCCATCAATAACATCTGGAATTACTGCAAAATCAAAAGACGGGTAACGATGTAACTCTGCAACCCATTCATAATATTCAGACCAATCAATAATCGGGTTTCCTGATTTCCATGCTGAAAAAGCTCCGTTATCCAAAGCGAACGATTGAGAAACCTCTAACGCTATAGTTAATTGCTCTGGATGTTTGAATGAAATAAATGCGTGACCATTCGATATTGCTTTAACTGCTGCTGTGGCAGGAGTTATTGGTAATCCGTGATAATGAATCACGATATATCCTCCACTCTAATCACGTAGCGGCCTTTACTGTTCTTGCGCCACCCGTGGCATTCAATACGAATACCGGCTTCTCTAACCTTTGCTACCGTATCTGACTCCTGAATCTTCTTTATACGTTCAGCAACGGCAGATGCCGTAACCTGTACTGCTAGAACCTCATCCTTGCGTATAGCCAGAATGTCGCACCACCCCCACAAGTCTTTCCTTTGCTTGGTAAAAGAGTTCCACTTCTCCACTATCTCGCAGTGGTAGCCCTGTTCCCGGAGATACTCAAGGCTTCGTTGTATGGGTGAGCGACTAGCTGCCATCAGAAGGGTACGTCCATATCATCTCTAGGCGTGTACTCTCGAACCGTGCTGCCGGGAGTAGGCTTCTTATAATTAGGGTCAGGAACCCAATTGTCCTGCGCCAAGCTAATCAGGCTACCTACCCGCGTCTGCTTAGTCCAGCCAGCCAGCTTGACCCACTCACCTTGTTTAATATCTCGGTCAGCAGTAAATCCACCTTTCATATCTGGTGCTTTTGAACCCGGCTGTTTCTTGTCGTTCGTGTAAAGAACGCCTTTCCCCGGCTCTTGTTCATGAGTTCCCTTCATACTTCCTCCAGTGAATTAGCTGCCGCCACAATCCTCATTTTTGTGACGTTATCCATCATGTCGATGACTTCCTTGTTTACATCCTTCAATGCTTTCAGCTTGTCTCGCTTGGTTGCGTCTGCAAGCTTCTGGCTGGCTTTGATCTTGTGAACCATGTCATGGAAGCATATCTCCCAATTTTCTAAATCCTCCACCGAGGCGTATGCTTCCTCCTGACCCGGAACGAAGAAGTGCAAAAAATGCTCACCTTGTTCCTTATGTTTCTTCAAATCCTCAACCACCTCTGCTGCACCCATATCGATTTCTTGCGCTGGTACTGCTTTCGGCTCAAAATCCTCAACTTCCTCTGGCGTGTAAACGCCTGATACGCAGCCGGGATAAACGGATCGGATACCTTCTGAGATGCAACGCGCTCTGAGCATAGCTCTAGGATATTTTTGCCATCCAGAACCCGGTTTAACCAACCCGATATTCTTTCCCATCTCGATAGTCCAAGTGACAGACAAAGACCCACCAGCGGGATGACTAAAAACGCCAGTAACTCGATCATCGGTATATTCCTTCCACTCTACTTTTCCCCCGGCTTGCTGGAACCTCGCCATCATCGCGTCAGCTTTCAGGGTTGGTCTGCCCTGAATGATGTGGTAGTCACGCGCAGCAATAGCGGGGTGCTGGCCTTCAGCTTGAGCTATCAACATCAGCGCAATCGCTTCATCTGCGGTTTTGACATTAAATAGGTTTGACTTAACTACGGCTCTCGCCATGACTTCTATGTCTTGCATTGGTATTAAGTTACTCATATCTCATCTCCATTGGGATTCTGGTTTTGCTTCGATAACAACGCCTTCTTCATCTGGATCACCACCAACGCTTAGAACATAGTTTCTTTTCCCGTTGACGTTAATCAGCAAAGGCGCATCAGGGTTGCAGAATTCTTCCTTGTCTTCTGCTTCCTCATACTTTTCAATCATAGATTTAAGTGCTTCAAATACATGCCTTGCGGATTGATTAAGTAACATATCGTTATCACTCTCATTTAAGTAGGAAGCGTCTAACACCCGTCGTTTCGACCACAAACTTCTGGTAAACATCCGGCATGGCTTTTTGGAATAGCTTGGCATCGAACTTAGACCCCGGTTTATCGTTCTTCCAGCTTATCAGAGTGTGACCATCCACCGTCAACAATGCTGGCGCAGTTCCCATATACTTGCGTAGCTCTAGCTCTACCTTCTCTGCTTCTGTTTCTAGGTGCTTAATCCTAGCCTTGTACTCTTTAAGCACCGCTACGGCTTTCTCTGCTGCCTGTGTAGCCACAACTGCGTCAATATCAGCAACCGGGTAAACGATCTTTGCAGCCTCAATACTGTCTGGTTCTGGCGCTACGTTGGACTGCACCATCGCCCAATACTTAGCCATCGTCTGCACAAGCTCGTCTTTTTGTTCAGGCGCAATGGTGAAGCGATATGTCCTGAACTTCTGACCACCAAACAGAACAGCAAGATAGATGTTATCTACGTTGAAACATGCTGCTTCATGAAGTAACTGCACAAAGTCTGCTGGCGGTATGACGTTCCCATCTTCATCAAAGTTCTTGATGCTGGCAGCGTTATAGTTCTTGCACTCCACCAGTGTCTTGCCATCAGCAGATATGTAATCCCCGTGAGCTTTCAGCCATGTTTCCTTACTGTGCTGGCCTATCCAATCCAAGTCTTTAAGTTCAATCCTGTGCTTGTCTTGGAATAGCCGGGCAATGGTAGGTTCCATCACCTTGCCCATCTGCACTTCTTCAATATCGGATAGGTCAGGCGGTTCCATCCTGCCCTGCTTAATCAGGATAGCTTGCGCTGCTTTACCGTTGACTGCCATACGGCTATCACTAGACCACCACGCTGCATTACGTACTGCTGGATCAAAGTCTGAAGTGTTAGTGCTAGTCATAATTCTTCTCCTTTAGCTTGGCTTCGATGGCGACTGCAAACTCAAGAATAGGAAGGTGTCGTTTGTCTTTAGTTTCTTCCATAACTTTTAGCCAAATCTCTTGGCTTTCGCCATCAGCCTCTAAGCCTTTCCATTCTTTCTTTTCCTCCGCTGTGTAATGTCCACGCTTTACAGCTTCGGCAATAAATTCATCGTCTGTCCATTTACGCTTTGGAGGATAAGTATAGAGCCGCGTGTTTTGTTTTAATTTCTTACCCGCTTCAGTCCAGACAATATCGTTATTCTCACTCTCGTAAACTACCCACGCGACTGGCTCCTCTGGGTCTACTAACCTATCAATAGCGCCGAGAATAGAGTTACTAAGTGCCTTACGAATAAGAGAAAGCGTGTCGTCAATCATCTCGTCGTAAACGCCGGGGTCAGTTTTCTTGATGACTTCCAAAGTCATCTTGGCTTCTTCTAACGCTTCGGTGTCTGCCATGACTGCCGAATATATCTGGTCAATGTCTGACCTTACTTCTGGCTTGTTCTCATTCATTGTTTTTCCCCATTATTTGCCCTCTTGCCCATATTGCGCCACTAAAAAACGATTCATCAAATACATGATTTTTAGCTTCGTTGCGTATTTCCTCATCCGTCAGCCCCTGCCATTCGCGTCTAGGCATAGTTCCACATTGAAGTTTTCCGTCCTCATCGCGCCACCATCCATACTCTTGGAATTTAAACTCAGCCATTACCGGCTCCGGTTCGGGCCGCATTGGGTACATAAGCTCATCTTCTTTAAGGTTAGAAATAGGCAGATTGTTTGGTATTTCAGGTGCGATTAGTCTGGCGCGGAGGGTTTCCATAGGCCATAGGCCATAGGCCATATTGTCCATCAGGCAAAAAAACGCCTTCCTTTCTGTGGCTTCCAGCGATACAGTCATCTTTGATGTGAATGTACGCAAGCGGCTTTGGCTGTTCTTCGGTCAGTCTCAAACAAATGATTTTGACTGCCGCATCAATAAGCTTGCAGTCATACCACTGCATTAATCCTTTTAAGTCTTCTGCTTGATCGCAAGATTCCAACGCATCCAGTACCTGCTGCGCTTCCTCGCGAGTCA